GCCTTCTTCTCGTATCAGTTGAGTCTTCAAATCCATGACGCCACCACTGCAAAGGTTAGGAACAGGCACAAGGCACCGGCCCAGAACCCGACGTTGGGGTTCCTGTAGCAGGTAATGGCGCACCCGTACTCGGCGCCAGTCGGGAATGCTTCGTTGAGAGTGCGGGGGAACCGACGGGTCGTTCCTCCGTCCAGAACCGATGATTGTTGTAGCACTTCATTCTCCTTCGGGTTGTGTTGTTGGGTTGCTGGCGCGTGTCCAGCGTCTCTGTTGGGGCGTTACAGAGGGGGCATCGCATAGAGCGGCACCACGGTGCATCCAAGGTCTGCCCAGTACTGCATCTCTGCCCTGCGCCGGGTGATGAGAATGCAGACCTTGCCCTCGCGGACCATCCATGCGAGCGGCCTCATACCAACCACGCAATCAGCGCCATCAGCACCACAATAATCACCGACCACAGCAAGGCGCTGCGGAAAGCTGCGCGGTAGTAGCGCAAATCGTCGGCTTCGTCATCGCTCATGTCTTCGACCTTTCTGGCCAGTTGTCGGGCCGTGGATACCATTTGACGTTCTTCGCGGTGTCGATCTTGCTGCTGTACCGCGTCACCTGCCGGATGCTGTCCGTGTCAAGACACGGCCAGGACCAGTTCTTACCGTCCCACCAACTGAGGCTGTGGCCCCCGGTCGGCCACCATCCGATGCTCGGTGGTTTTCTCATTCAAACTCCCTTTGATTGTCTGTACTGCTTGACCGCGTTGCGCAGCCCAGCCTGGGTGGTGGCCTTCATATCGAGAGCCTGTGCTTGTGCCTGGTCGAGTGTGTCTTGCATCAGGATGCGATGACAGATCACCGGCACCCCCTGACCCTGGCGGCGCACTCGAGCGTTGAACTGCTCGTACAGATCCAGCGACCAGTTCAGCCCGTACCAAACAAGGATGTGCCCGGTACTCTGAAGACCATCGATGCCGTGCCCCATCGATGCCGGGTGACCGATCATCAAAGAGCAGTCACCAGTCTTCCAGCGGTGCATGGCATCGACCAACGACGCTTCGCTCTTGCACTCGGTCAAGTTGATAGGGTCCAGGTGCTTGAACCGATCCATGATGCGCTGGGCGTCTGACCTGTAGGCATACGAGCACAGGACAGGCGAGCCTTGAGCCTCGTCTAGGATCTCCTCGAGTGCCTCGAGCTTCAGGTCATGGATCGGCTCCCACAACGGCATTCCGGCAATCGGGTACATGGCACCGTTGGCAAACTGCAAACACTTGTTGGTCAGCGCCGCCTGGTTGAACACCTCGACCTCTTTGCCACTGTCAAGTTGCAAGAAGAACTCGCGCTCCAACTTGTCGTACTTGGCCCGCAGATCCTCCGGCATCTCAATGTCGAGGTTGTTGATCATCAGGTCTGGCAGCGGGTTGTAGTCCTCTGCGCTCATCTCGAGTGTGATGTCGCCAATCAACTTCTTGATGGTGTCCTCGGTGTCCTCGTAGGGCAGTTCCTTGTACGGTCCCACCTTGCGGTAGAACCTGGTGCGGAACGCTGTCTTCGATGTGCCCAGTCGCTCGCCCCTGTCGACCACCAGGAACTGACCATGCAGATCCTTGTATCCGTTGCTGGCCGGGGTGCCGGTCAGGCCGGTAGTCCAGTCGAACTTGTCAGCGATCTTGCGGAACGCTTTGACCCGGTTGGTCGCGCTGTTCTTCATCTTGCTGATCTCATCCCAGACAATCCCGTTGAACGGCAGCAGACGGTCCTTCTTGACGAAGTAGGTCTGGAGCGTCTCAGCCAGCCAGCCCAGGTTCTCGTAGTTGATCAAGTACACATCAGCAGGCCGCAGCAGCGCCCGTGTGCGTTGATCCTTAGTGCCTGTGACCATGCTGAACTTCAGGTGACTGGTGTGGTTCCACTTCGCAGCCTCTTGGCGCCAGACCAGTCGGATGACCCGGATGGGTGCAACGATGATCACGCCGCGCAGGAACGCGGTACGGATCAGGTGCGCCATGGCAGTCAGGGTGACGACGGTCTTGCCCAGACCCATGTCCAGCCACAACATTGAGTGGGGGTGAACGCATTGGAAGTTGACCGCCTTCTTCTGGTAGTCGAACAGGATCTCAGGGGTTAGCATATTCCATCATCTCGTCAATCATGCGCAGCCCATCGATAACCCCATCAATGACCCAGACATTGACCTTGTGTCCGCGCAGCCTGGTGTGCTCGCGGTCCTGTGCCGGTGTAGGCTTCTGCCCGCTGCGTTTGAACTCGCAGAAGAACATGCGACCGTTGGGCAGCACGAACAGACGGTCAGGCACAGCGGCTCGGGCCGGACTGGTGAACTTATAGGCCAGCAACCCGCGATCCTTAGCGTAGTCGCAGACCTTGGCTTCAATTTGTTTCTCAAGCATCACGCAATCCCCAGTGTAAGTTTCTCGATCTCTCTGATGTAGTACTCGAAGTCCACCGGCAGCACGGCATCCTTGATGTCGTTGCAAGGCTGCACGTTCCAGCCCGACTCGATGGAGATCTGGCGCCACTCGGTGTTGCCCTTGAGTGGTGGCATCCACTTGATCAGAGGCTTGCCACCCTTGGCAATGTAGTACCGAGTGAGGTTCTGCATCTTCTCGTTGCCCCAAGACAGGTAGCTGTTGCGAGGCACCTTGGTGCGAAGCATGAAGTCCATGATGTCCGGCCATTCACGCAGCGTCTTGCGGATGGACACGCCATCGGTAAGCACCTTCTCGGTGACCCTAGCAACCACCAGTGCCCCGTGGTTCTGGTGCCACTCCATCTCCCACTCGTAGCAACCCTTGCGCTTCACAGACCCGTCCTCGTAGTGGGCGATGTAGTTGTTCACATCGCGCACCATCATGGTCTTGTAGATCGCCTCCTCGAGGTTCAGGCCGGTCTTCTGCTGCCAGGCTGTGCGAGCGGCATCGACAAGGTGCTTGTCAGTCCGTCTGACCCTCACGGTCAGGCCATCGGTGTTCACCTGGATGATGCGAAGGGGGATCTTCATCAGCGACTCGGCCAACATGCACAGCAACAACTGACCGTTGAGCGTGATGCTCATGGTGAACAACGGATCGTAGAACACGCTGAACTTGTTGTTGCTGTCGCCGTAGACTCCGTTAAGCGCCAGTTTGAGCATGGCCGACTCTGCCGACTTCTTGGGGTAGGTCTTGCGTTGCTCGAACAGCTTGCTGTAAATGGAGACAAACTCCTTGCCCAAATGCGCCGGGTAGAACCCGTTGGTGATGGCAAGGTTTGGGTAGTACGAGGTGACATCCAGGTCAACGATGACGTACTCATCATCAGACTCAACCACCTCGGACTCAATCGATCCGTGGATGCCACCCAGTCCGAATACAAACTCAAAGTCCTTGACGTAAGCAACCAGGTTCTTGAACACACCCTTGGTCTCGGTGATGTCCTGCTCCTTGAGCCACTTGAGCACCTTGGTGAACTCGAGGTTCTCGAACGTGATCCACGGCAGGATGGCGTCCTTCAGAGAGATCACCGGGCGCTTGGTCTGCCTGGGTGTGCGACCGCCTGGCCCAAACTCGTAGCAGTCCACACCGGCCTCCTCGAGCTTCATCACGAAGAAGTCCTTGCCGATCTTCGTGTCGTTGTGGTTCATGAAGTCGCGCTGATACTTGGCAGTCAACTCCTCGCGAAAACTGATCATGTCCGTCGACTTGCGCAGGAACGCCTTGGTTTGGTCAACGTCATAGGCGTTGTACCGCTTGAGCACCTTGATCTGCTCGGGTGTCAACATGGTGCCGACCTTAAACGGCAACTCCTCGACGCTGCTCGAGCGCATGTTGAACTCGAGCATCTTCAGACTGGTGGACCTGGCATGGTTGTCGAAGTGATGGATCTTGAACAGGTCAATCTGCTGCACGAACCACTCGCTGGGCTTGACGTAATGGGTCCACCGGGACTCATCGTCCGCACCAATGATCGCCATCGCCTTTGCGTACAAAGTCTGCGCATTGGATGTGCCCATGCGAAGTAGCATGTGCAGCACCGGGTAGTCGAACCCGATGTTGTTGAACCCGATCATGCGACTGTTGGTGTTCTTCAAATACGCGAGAAACTCAACGATCTCGCGGCTGTCGTTGCGCTGGTCGCTGATCTCATAGGACCAGCGCAACGGCGCCTCCGCATGTTCCACCGCCAACGTGAACACGTTGGGATAGGTTTCGATGTCGAAGACGTAGTCCAACTTACTGACCCGTCAGGAACGACGGCAGGCCGGCAAACGGAGCAGCAGGCATGGCGGCTGTCGGGGAAAACATGCCAGCAGGCGCACCGGCCACAGCGCCAAACAAGTTGGACGCATCAACAGCACCCTCACCGAATGGCTTGTCATCAGCAGCGAACTGGACAGCAATCAAGTCGCAGCGGATGCCACGACCATGCTTATTGTCTTGCAGCCAGGGCTTGACGGCGGCGTTGACGCGGCAACCACCGTACATCTTGCGAGCCAGTTGCTGGTAAGCCATCGAGTTGGTCGGATCGATGGCCTGGCCATCGGCCTGGATCACCTGGGGCTGCGAGTCCCGGCCAGCAGTGATGAACACATTGCCAGCGTAGCCATCGTAGGGCTGGAAAGTCTTCTTGTTGACCTTCTCCTCGCCGCGACCGTAGCAGCGGGTCTTGCGGTCACCCTGGATCATCTGCATGACGGTGTTGGCGTGCTCCTTCCACTTCTCCAACGACATCGCACCGTACTTAGCCATGAACTGCCCAAACCCGGCGTGATCCTGCGGCATGATGAACTCGCAGTTGTACGAGATCCGCTCCTTGCCGGTCAACTCGTTGATCTGGCGCTGCGGCTCGGCCAGGTGGGGGAACGACAGGCGCACACCCGAGAGAAAAATAACATCAGACATTTGATTACTCCAGTTTGATTACAAAAGCCACGAGGGCAGGGCGTCGGCAGCGGGTGCTGCCTCGACTGCGCTAAACAACGGCGCAGCGTTCATTACGACAGCGGGTCGGCTGTCGGATTCGGTTGCAACGGTGAGTTTGCCGGCCATGTTGACGACGTACTCCTGCTCCATGCGCTTGAGTTGGCGCTCAGTCAGTTGTACTTTGGTGCCGTCGCGCTTCTCCCAGGTCAGCTTCTCAGCCTTGGCTGGGCTTACGAGTTTGGTCTCGTAGACGCTGCCCTTGGGGATGCCCATCTTGATCAACTTCTCGGCGATCTCATCGTCCTCAAACGCCCAGGCGCGAGAACCCCGACCGTTGACAAGCTTCAGGCCAGTGATCGCCTGGCCAGACTTCAGCCGGCGCAGTGCTTCCGTCTCCACGCCCTCAAGCAACTGGCGCATGAGCGGTGCCGCCTCCATGATCTGCAAGATCTGGGCGTCATCCATCGTGGATGGATCTTTATTGGCGCTCTGCTGCGCCACATCGAGTGACATTACTGTAGGCTGGAACATGATTCCGATCTCCTTCATTACGTTACTTGCAAGGGCGGCGCATGAGCCTTTCGCCTTGCAAAATTTACATTGACTCTCACCCGGCACCAGCGGTGCGTCCGGTGCATCGACAGCAGCACCCTCAATCACCAGGCGGTCAACTATAGCCATGATCTCGCTGATGTCAACTTCATGCGATGTGATCGCCGGCAGTCCACGCAGCGCCATCTTGGGCTGGATGATCGTCATGCGTACCCGTTTCCACGGATACGGTTCGCCCACATCAGCCAAGGCACCGACAGCGTAGAGTTCAAGCTGCGCGTTGCCCTCGGCCTGCACTTCGCCCATGCCGTCTTTGTAGTCCACGATCTCGAGCACATCGGTGCCGTAGATCTGGATGTCCACGGTGCCGCTCATGTCATCCCGAGCAATCAAGCGTTGCGGGTTAACCCGCTGCTCGGCGCTGACCATGCAGCCTGGCTGCTCTGCAACTCGCTGCTTGACGTAGTCAGTGGCAATCCTGACCCGCTGGGCACGCTCGATGTCAATAATAAACTTGCCATCGTCATCCTGCATGGTCTGACCGACCAGTTCTTCAGGCTCCCACGGACCGCTCAAGCAGAACTCGAGCATGGTGTGGGTGTGGGTGCCATCGATGGCGGCTGGACCAGACCGATCGTCTGGGTACTTCGCCTCCTCACGGATCGATCCGGGGCACAAGCCCCAGCGATGCCGCTTAGACGGGCTTAGGTTCGCGTGGGTGCTCATGGTCAACCCTTGAGTGCTTCCACACCAGCGTAGAGGGCACCGTACATCTCAGGCTTGACCTCGTTGATGTTGGCGTACCCCAGACCGGTCAGCACACCCTGGATCTGCGCACCCTTCTGCGGACCGAGGGCCTTGTACGATGCCATGACGTAGTCAATCACGCCCTTGCCATCGCTAAACGGTGCGCCAGTTGCCACCGGGACCGGTGCAGCAGGGACAGCTGCAAAGGTGGGAGGGGCTGGCATGGCTGGCGCCGCTACGGGTGCAGGTGCAAGGGGTTGCGCAAGGGGTTGCGCAAGGGGTTGCGCAACTGCCTGCGCAACCGTTGGCCAGAATGGCGCAGCCTCCACTGCTGGTGCTGGTACGCTACCCATCCGCTCAGTCAGAGCGATGACGGCGGCAGTGAGAGCTTCAATCTTGAGTTCGAGGGACATATAACGATTCCTTACGGGGGTTGGGTTGGATAACAAGTCGATCATCAAGAAACGCCTCGATGAGTTCCCGCAAGACATCGGACGGTCTCCCGTACCTTTCTGCCTTGCGGTGGAACGCGGAACGGACACGCGCAGCGACCCTGACGGTCATGTGCGTATCGAATTGTGGGGTGGGTGGCATCGAATTCCTCGCTTGATGGTTGCCATCGTATCACGGTTGCTGTACGATGTGCAACAGGTTCACGCAAACATTTCAAGGTCTCCATGACAGCACAAGCGATCCCAGTCCCCAACCAGGTGCAGCAGCACCCGGCGTCGGTCGATGCGTACATCAGGCATGGGTGGAGCCTGGTGCCCATCCCATCAGGGACCAAGGGACCGCGCACAGCAGGATGGAACCTCAAGCCCAACGCACTTACCTCCCAGAGCGATCTGCCACCAGGCTATGGCATTGGCCTAGCTCACGCTTACAGTGGCACGATGGCTCTCGACATCGACAACTGGGATGTGACGGCGATGGTGCTCGGCCTGCAGGGGATCAACATCGGGGAACTCTACGCCGCATCCGATGCGGTGGTCATCGACAGTGGCAGGCTGGGGCACGGGAAGCTGCTCTACGCGATGCCTGCCGGCCTAGCGCTGGCGTCGAAGAAGATCATCGTCGGCGGCGAGACCACTTACGAACTCCGATGCGCGACGGCCAACGGGTTGACTGTGCAGGATGTGCTGCCGCCTAGCATCCACCCAGACACCCGGCAACCGTACCGATGGGCAGGCTGCGGCAACTGGATGCGCTTGCCGACGATCCCCCAGCCACTGCTTGATCTGTGGCAGGACATGCTCGAGAAGGACAAGGTTCGACAGATCCGCACCAGCGAAGGTGTGGATGCATCCTGGGACGAGATCAACAACGCCATCGAGTGCATTACGCCAAACTGTCCACGCGACGAGTGGATCAGCATCGGCATGGCGCTGCACTGGGCAGGCACCCAGACCGAGCAACTCGACCAGGGGTTCCATCTGTGGCAACAGTGGTCGGTCCAGAGCGAGCGGAAGTACCCAGGCGACCGCGAGATTGCCACCCAGTGGGCCAGCTTCAAGGTCGACAAAGCAACTGCTGTCACATTGGGGACACTGTTCCACATTGCCCGCCGAGCTGGATGGACCCGACCGATGCCCGATGCCGCGTCACTTTTTGGCAAAGTGGAAGTGCCGACAGCCCCAAAGACCATCCTGGCAGGGCTGCGGCCAGCGCCACCCGACATCGATCTGACCCTGTTCCCTAGCATCCTGCAAACCCGAGCGAACGAGATCAGCGACAGCGTAGGGTGTGATCCCCTGGTGCCCCTGTTCGCTGGTTTGAGTGCAGTCTGTGGTGTGGTCGATGCTCAGATCCGACTCGAGTTGATGCCAGGGTTTAAGGTGCCGCCAGTGCTCTGGCTGATGACCCTCGGCGATCCGGCCGACAAAAAGTCACCCGGCAGTCGACCGATGCTGTCCCCATTGAAGAACATCGAAGCAGACGATCGTCCCCGGTATCAACGGGCATTGCTCGACTGGGAAGGCAAAGAAGCAGCATATGCCAGCGCCAAGAAGTCCTTCCTCGAGTTCAGCGCCAGCACCGACGCGATGCTTGGGGCAGACCAGGCACCCAGCGTGCCAGATCTGCCACCCCAGCCGGTGCCCATGAAGATAACGGTTTCCGACATCACATCCCAGAAACTGGTACGCCAGGCTGCCGACCGACCGCGTGGCCTGCTGTGCCACTTGGACGAAATGAACAGTTGGGTGAAGAAACTCACCGACAAGACCAGTGGTGAGGATAGGTCAGCGTGGGTGGTCAGTTACGAGTCGGAACGGTATGAAATGGACCGTGTCGGGGCTGGGTCGATCCATGCCGAGAACCTGGCAGTGTCAGTCTACGGGAACATCCAGCCCCAAGTGTTCAGGCAAAGCATTGCCTCACTTTCAGCCGATGGACTGATCCAGCGATTCATCCCTGCGATTCTACGGGCAGACCGTACCCGGCTGGGCAACCCTGTTCCAGAGTGCTTGACGAGTGCGGCAGCGTGGGAACAGACCCTGCGGCTGATTTTCGCGCTGCCAGTGCAGACCTACAGGCTGGCACCCGATGCGTTCGACGCCTATAGGGGGTTCCAAGCATGGTACGAGTCGAGCAAAGCCGACGAGCGACTGCTGCAGGCTGGCAACACGTTTATGACAGCATTCGGCAAGCTTGAGGGAACGGCTGGCAGGCTGGCACTGCTGTTCCACGTTATCGAAGACCCGTTCAACCCGACAGTGTCGGCCAGTGTGATCCACAGGGTAATCGGGTTCATTCGAGGGTATCTGATCCCGGCCTTCCGATACGCATTCGGTGAAGTGGGAGGGACATCACCCTTTGAAGCATGGGTGATGGATTACATCCTGCACTATTGCGACCAGGCAGACATTACGCTGTCGGACGTTAAAAGAGGTGCCAGGCGTCAACTTGAGGGTGTACCCGCCTGGACTGCTGATCAGTGGGTTCTAGGTGCCATGCAGGGCCTGGAATCGGCAGGCTGGGTGGCCAGGATGGATGATGGCACGCGTGAAAACCAGCATTTTGCCAAGTGGGCAATCAATCCCCAGCTACGTCATCAGTTTAGTGGGCACAGGGCACAGGTCATTGCAGCGAAGCAGCGTCAACTTGACGAGATCTACAAACTGAGCACGAAAGAAAAGCCCCGAGTGCATGGCGCACAGGGGGCTTACGGGAACGACGATTAGGGGTTACAGGTCCAACACTGCTGCCAGCAGCAGTGCCAGCAGTCCGACGAGGATGGCAGTGATCATGCGGGCACCAGTGCTGCCAGCAGATCTGGTGCCAGGGTCTCGAGCAGGCACAAGACGGACAGCAGTCGCACAGCCGATGCTGTAGGGGTTCGCGTGCCTGCCTGCCAGTGCCTGAGGGTGAACACTGACACCCCCATCAGGGCTGCAGTCTGGACCTTGTCTAGACTGTGCCTGGCAGCAAGACCCCTAAGGGTCTCGATGAACGAGGGTTCATTCATTGTCGAATGCTCCTTTGAGAGCATTGAGAGCATCGGTGAACTCGTCGCAATCGGTGCCATAGGTCTCATAAGCCCTGCACAGGGTCCAGGCTAGCTCGAGTTTCTCGTCCCGTTCGATGATGCGATTCAACAGTGCAGCCACAGGCAACCCTTGAGCGTAGGCGATACGCTCCGATTCCACAGGGTCCAGGTTTAATAGGTTAGCAGTCATGGGGATCATCCTTCGAGGGTTACGGGTTACAGGGTCAATCCGGCTGCACTGGCTGCAGCCAGTGCATCGGACTTGCTGGCAAAAAACATAGGGTGCTCTGGCAGTCTGAGCAGACTGTCACCAAACAGGAACACCCAAGCATTGTTCGGTGTGAGGAAAACCAAAGAAACGATGGGAGCAGTCATGGGGATCCTTCGAGGGTGAACACCTGGCACCATGCCAGGTGATAGGGTGCAGGTTCAAACGACAGCAGCAGAGCGAGCAATCGGGATCACGCGACGAGACCTAGCATCTGCAAGCTTCGCTCTGGTGCCATGGGCACGAAACCCGATGATTACGGTCCTGTCAGCCCGAGCACACAGTCCACAGGTCTGGCAGGTAACATCATCACGGGTCTGTGCAGGGCAGACGATGATGGGTCGACCTGCAGGTGTGGTGGTCTTTGAGGGTGTATCCATGGGCACGATGCACACTGTCGGCTGACCTGTAGCTGCCAGGGTGTCTGCTTCGCCAGCATCATCAGCCGACAAGTTGACTGTAAAGCCCCATGCTGTCGCGTGCTTTGCCCATGACAATGCATCGGGACTTTTCTTGTGTGTGTAAGTGAACCCAGACCTGCCACGGTTTGCCCAGACAATCTCACCCAGCTGTGCAGGGTCGACCTGTTCACCTTCACCTGGCAGATCTCCCGCTACGTTGTGTCTCCACAACGTGCCAGGTGGCAGGGCTGCAATCGATGCAGCTAGGGCATCGATGCTGCCACCCCTCATCGGCACCTTGTCCCATGACATCCTCGTGTGGTAGTCCTCAGCGTAGCAGTCCGACCGATAGTGTGGGCACGAGGGTGGACAGGTGCTTCGCTCCGAATAGGTGACAGGGATAGGACCTGTCTTGCTGTTGGCACTCTTTGCTACGAAGTGGAATTTCATGATGGTCTCGATTACGGGTTACAGGGTGATTGTCGATGCGGGAAAGCAAAAAACATAGCCCTTCACTGTCCCACCATAAACCATGGTTTCAGAACTAGGGGCATGGTTCAATTGAGTGCGCACCAGTGCCTGAGCGACAGCAAAGTGTCGTTCGATGTCGCCGAGTGCGTAATCGACAGGCTGACTCACTTTGTGCCCATTGCAGGTACTGGCAACAATGCGAGCGTTACGGGTGTTCGTGGCCGGAACGTAAACAGTGGTGATGGCAAGCATGGTGTGATCCTTTACGGGTTACGGGGTTGACAACTGATCACTTGAGCATCGAGCGTAGCTCAAGCTTGACAGCCTGAGCGACTGGACCCTTCCACCTGCCTGCATTCGACAGGAAATAGAGCACTATGCTTCGAGCATTGTCATGCCCGAACCTATCCCCGATGCTGTCGAGTGAGAGCATCGCTGACAAGTACGGGATAGCACCGAAGTACGGGTTGACCCAGTCGGCGCGGATGTCTCGAGCGATGGTGTGCAGTGAACGCATGGTGTGATCCTTAGAACGGTTTAGGGTTCGACAGCACCGACTCGAACTTCGACAGTCCGATTCTGTCGACCAGGGTGTCGAGTCCGACGAGGGCATACGCTCGAGCCTGTGCAATCGTCAACCCGAGCGAGTCGACAGGGATCCCTTTCCACGATGCTTTGACCCTCAAGACAAGGGCACCACTGCCAATGTCGCACACCTGCCACTGCTCAAATCGTTTCACCAGTGCCAGGCGATGGGTTTGCGTGCCACGGGTGAACATCAATGGGGTATAGGGTGTGGGCACTGGGTCAGAATTGCGCAGTGCCAACAGGAAAGTGGGTTTTTTGGCCATGATGGTCTCGATTACAGGTTACGGGTTACAGGGTGAACAAGCAAACGATTGCAGCCCAGCAGCCTGCCAGGGTGCAGGCTGCAAGGATCAGAATTGACAGGTCGCTATGCTGGTCATCGTTCATTGGGTGCTTTCGATTACGGGTACAGGTGAAGCACCTGGCAGGGTGTGCCAGGTGCCAGGTTTTTACTTCATTCTGATCAGTCCGAAAAGTGCAGTGACAGTCCAGCCGCGATCAGCTGTGCGGGTTGCCACTATCGGGTTGACCAGCTGACCAGTCCTGTTCGACCTGGCTGTCACGATGATCTGGCTGTCGGTGCGAGTGACTCTCGCACCCTCTGGCAGTGTTGCCAGCAGCCCATCGAGTTGTTGCTGATCCATTTGGACTGTTGCTGTCTTGTTCACTGGGTGATCCTTACAGGGTTACGGGTTACGGGTTGCTCGGGTTGTCTGCCCGAGTGATGACATTTCAGCACCCAGCGGGTATGCCTGTCTGTCACACTCGCGACAGGCTGCCCACTGGGTGCAGGGTGTGACAGATTGACAGGATGGCACTGTTCCATGTTTTGCCCGAGTGCTCATGCGAGGGGGTGTGACAGATGTCCTTAGCCGAGGGGGGTACGTTTCTCGGAATTCCTGATTCCTAGTGCTGTTTCAAAAATCATCATTCTGGAAGTCTCGCGCCTGCGGAGACCACTTGTCGCACCCAGCACTTCGAACGCTCCCAGAGCATCAAAACAGCCTGGCAAAACCCGGATTCTCGAGATCCTGTCAATCTGTCACACCCCTGCACCCTTCACCCTGGCTGGCAGGGTGTGACAGTGTGACAGTGCCAGGCACACCCGGAGGGTTCAGTGCCACTGGGTGCAGGTGATCCGCTGGGTGCGTGATCCGCTGGGTGCGTGATCCGCTGGGTGCTCGAGCACCCTGGCCATGCTGGCCAGCGCCGCGCCGAGCCGGGGGGAGGGGGCCCGCCGCCGGCCGGTCACGCTGGCGAAGGCATCACGAACATTTTTATTTTTTTAACGACACACAAAAACACAAAAACATGAATTCCATGGTTCTTGCCAAAATGCCATCCACCCTGTAAGATGCACAGCACTATGGACACAGATCAATCTCAATCCGTAGGCGCAGTTGTCACACCTGAGTGCAACCTCGAACTACCCACTTGGCTCTCTGCGCCTGACCCCACGCCCCCGGCTCGTAGCAAGCCGATGCGCGAACTCGTACTGATGCAGTACGAATCGGTGTTCCCCCGAATCTTGGAAAAGATGTACGGCGGCTCGACCCTCCAGGCTGCAATCGGTGACGACTTCAGGGAGATCGACTCAGGGGCGTTCCTTCGCTGGATCAAGAAGGACCCCCAGCGCCAGGTCTTGTACAAAGAGGCCAAGGAGATCAGGACTGAAGCGTGGGCTGGGAAGATCATCGAGCACGCCATTGCAGAGAACACGACCGAGGATGTCCAGCGGTCCACGCTGATCGTCAACACCTACAAGTGGCTGATGGCATCGGACAATCGCAAGGCTTACGGTGAGTCCAAGCAGATCGACTTTGGCGGGACGATCTCGATCACATCCGCACTAGCTGCGGCGAAGACCAGAGTGATCGAGAACGAGGTGATTGATGTGATCGAGATGGACAACGGTTGATGCAGAAGCCTAAGTACTCGTCGGAAGAAGAGCAGCAACTGATGACCCAGTTGTGGTCGCCGCAGATTGCAAACGACCCCGAGAACTTCGTCATGTTTGCGTTCCCGTGGGGCCAGGTGAACACCCCGCTGGAGAAGTTCAAGGGTCCGCGTAAGTGGCAGCGCGAGGTGCTGCGCGAGATACGGGACTTTCTGAAGCTGAACCAGGGCCGGATCGACTCGTCGGAACTGATCGAGGCGATGCGCGGGGCGATCTCGTCGGGTCGGGGCGTGGGTAAGAGCGCGCTGGTGTCGTGGTTGGTGATGTGGATGCTGTCAACTCGGATCGGGTCAAGCGTGGTGGTCAGCGCCAACAGCGAGACCCAGTTGAGGACGGTCACCTGGGGTGAACTGACCAAGTGGGCCACCATGTCGATCAACTCGCACTGGTGGGAGCCATCGGCCACGAAGATGGTGCCGGCCACATGGCTGACGGACCTGGTCGAGCGTGACCTACAGAAGGGCACCCGGTACTGGGGAGCCGAGGGGAAGCTCTGGAGCGAAGAGAACCCAGACGCCTACGCCGGTGTCCACAATATGGACGGCATGATGGTGATCTTCGATGAGGCATCGGGTATCCCAGACAGTATCTGGTCCGTGGCGGCGGGGTTCTTCACCGAGAACATCTTGGATCGGTTCTGGTTTGCATTTAGCAACGGTCGGCGCAACACCGGGTACTTCTACGAAGCGGTTGACGGCAGCAAACGGGACTTTTGGAATTCGCGCAAGATCGACGCTCGCAACGTCGAGGGCACCGACAAGTCGATCTACAACCAGATCATCGCCGAGTACGGTGAGGACAGCGATGAGGCTCGCGTCGAGGTCTACGGTGAGTTCCCCAAGAGCGGGGACGACCAGTTCATCATGCCTGGCGTGGTCGACGCTGCCATGAAGCGGGTCAAGTACAAGGACATGACCGCACCCATCGTCATGGGCATTGATCCCGCTCGAGGGGGGATGGACTCCACCGTGATACTGGTACGCCAGGGTCGGGACATCATCAGTATCAAACGCTTCAAAGGCGAGGACACTATGACCATCGTCGGTCGGGTGATCGACGCCATCGAGGAGTTCAAGCCGGTGCTGACGGTGATTGACGAAGGTGGGCTAGGGTACGGTATACTTGACAGACTGAACGAACAACGGTATAAGGTACGCGGAGTGAACTTTGGCTGGAAGGCCAAGAACTCGGTGATGTGGGGCAACAAGCGGGCTGAGATGTGGGGCACGATGAAGGACTGGCTGCGAAGCGCATCCATACCTGAAGATCGGCAACTCAAAGCAGACCTAGTGGGGCCAACCAAGAAGCCTAACTCTAGCGGTACAATCTTCTTAGAAGGCAAGAAGGAAATGCGCTCAAGAGGTCTTGCCAGTCCTGACGCTGCCGACGCACTGGCGGTGACGTTTGCGTTCCCGGTGGCGCATCGGGAGTACACGGACAAGACTCCGCGCAGAACCTACGCGCCGCAAGGCGTCCTAACTAGCTGGATGGGATCGTGATGCTGAAGAAGTCCGCTACGCTCAAAGAGAACATCAAGACTGAAGTCAAGGCCGGCAAGCCGGTCAAGCAGGCAGTTGCGATTGCCTACTCCGTTCAACGCCGCCTCGCAGCCAAACCGCGCAAATAACATGGCAACCAAACCCGGCTTGTATTCCAATATTCATGCTAAACAACAGCGCATTGCGGCTGGTAGCAAAGAAAAGATGCGAACGCCCGGTACACCTAGCGCCCCAACAGCCAAGGCGTTCAAAGAATCTGCCAAAACGGCCAAGAAGAAATGAACTCTGACATCAAAGCGGCTAAGTCAGTCGCCGGCGGCCACGCCGACGATCTGAACACCATGCGTAGCCGCTTTACGATGGCTGTATCGGCCTACAGCGAGTCCCGCGAGGATGAGCTAGACGACCTGCGCTTCGCCGCAGGAAGCCCTGACAACCAGTGGCAATGGCCGGCGGATGTGCTGGCGACGCGAGGCAGCGTCCAAGGGCAGACAATCAACGCCAGGCCATGCCTGACGATCAACAAACTGCCCCAGCACGTCAAGCAGGTCACCAACGACCAACGGCAGAACCGGCCCAGCGGCAAGGTCATCCCGGTGGACGACAAGGCTGACGTAGAGGTCGCTGAGATATTCGACGGCATCGTGCGGCACATCGAGTACATCTCGGACGCTGACGTAGCCTACGACACCGCCTGCGAGAACCAGGTGACCTACGGCGAGGGCTACATCCGGCTCCTGACCGAGTACTGCAACGACGACAGCTTCGAGCAGGACATCCGTATCGCACGGGTGCGCAACTCGTTCAGCGTGTACATGGACCCAACGATCCAAGACCCTTGCGGGTCGGATGCGGAGTGGTGCTTCATCACCCAGGACTTGACGGCTGACGAGTACGAGCGCCAATTCCCCGACGCATCGCCGGTATCGACCATGATGCAGCGCGGCGTAGGCGACCAGAGCCTGAGTCCGTGGATCAGTGAGAAGACGGTACGCATTGCGGAGTACTTCTACACCGAGCACACGCCGGCAACGATGCACCTGTACCACGGCAACGTGTCGGCGATGGAGAACTCGCCGGAAGACCGGCAGATGAAGCAGATGGGCATGAAACCCATCAAGACGCGCATCGTGGATCAGAAGCAGATCAAGTGGTGCAAGACAAACGGCTTTGAATTTATCGAAGAACGCGACTGGGCGGGCAAATCGATACCTGTTATCCGCGTTGTTGGCAACGAATTTGAGGTTGACGGCCGCTTGTACGTCTCTGGACTGATCCGCAACGCCAAAGACGCCCAGCGCATGTACAACTACTGGGTCAGCCAAGAGGCTGAGATGCTCGCACTGGCGCCAAAAGCCCCGTTTATCGGGTACGGCGGGCAGTTTGAGGGCTATGAGAACCAGTGGAAGACCGCAAACACGACAAATTGGCCGTATTTGGAGGTCAACCCTGACGTTACAGACGGCGCAGGCGGCGTACTGCCCCTACCGGCACGGTCGCAGCCTCCAATGGCCTCCAGCGGGCTCCTACAGGCCAAGGCGGGGGCTTCTGATGACATCAAGAGCACCACGGGTCAATACGACTCCAGTTTGGGCGCTACGAGCAACGAACGCTCTGGCCGAGCGATCCTGGCGCGTGAAAAGCAGGGCGACACAGGCACCTACCACTACGTCGACAATCTGGCGCGGGCGATTCGGTACACCACTCGGCAGATTGTGGACCTGATCCCGAAAATCTACGACACCCAGCGCATTGCCCGCATCATTGGCATCGATGGGGAGACGGATTCGGCGATGATCGACCCAAACCAGCCGCAGCCGGTGCGCAAGATCATCGACCAGGCGGGCATTGTAATCAAGAAGATTTACAACCTCGGCGTTGGCCAGTACGATGTGTGCGTGACGACTGGCCCGAGCTACATGACCAAGCGCCAAGAGTCGCTGGACGCCATGAGCCAACTGTTGCAGGGCAACCCGCAATTGTGGGGTGTGGCGGGTGACCTGTTCATCAAGAACATGGACTGGCCGGGTGCTCAGGAGATGAGCAAACGGTTTGCCAAGACCATCGACCCGAAACTGCTGGCCGATGATGACGATCCGGCACTCCAGGCCGCGCAGCAGCAGATGCAGGCGATGGGCCAGGAGATGGAGCAGATGCACCAGATGCTCCAGAACGTGTCGAGGTCGATGGAAGCGCAGGACTTGCAGGTCAAGCAATTCGATAGCCAGGTTAAGGCTTACGATGCCGAGACCAAGCGGATCAGCGCCACGATGGCCGGCATGACGCCTGACCAGATTCAAGAAATAGTCTTGGGGACGGTCCACGGCATGATCACCAGCGGTGACCTTGTGGGCGAGATGCCTGGCCGGGATGTGGATGTGGGCGCTGAAATGCCACAGGAGAGCATGGAATGAAAGCCGCAGATTTCATGGGCCTGCTCTTCTTGGGCCGGGATGTGGCGCACAGCGTCCACCTCAACACGCGCAGCTTCAGCAAGCACATGGCGCTGAACACGTTCTATGACAGCCTCATTGACCTTGCGGACGCCTTTGCCGAGGCGTACCAGGGCCGGCACGGCCTGATCGGCGGGATCACTTTGCAGTCTTCCAAGAAAACAACCAACATCGTTGAGTTTTTGCAAGCACAACTTGATGAGATTGAGTCGGTCAGGTATGACGTATGCGACAAGACTGACTCCTCGCTACAGCAACTGATCGACAACATTGTTGAGTTGTACCTGACGACGCTGTACAAACTGAAGTTTTTGGCGTAACAAAGGTATATCATGGCAATCACGCAAGCCTTTTGTACCAGCGCTAAAGTTGGTTTTTTGACGGGCACTTACACCCCGTTGACCGACACGATGAAAATTGCGCTGTACACAAGCACAGCGACATTGGATGCTACGACTACCGTGTACTCTGCGACAAATGAAGTTGTTGGCACAGGTTACACGGCGGGCGGCAACACGCTGGCCGGCAATGCTATTAGCTCTTCTGGCACCACGGCGTGGATTACGTTTTCTGACTCAAGCTGGACCACGGCGACCATCACCGCTAGGGGCGCTTTGATCTATGACAGTACGCGGGCTAACGCAGCCATTGCGGTACTGGATTTTGGTGCTGACAAGACATCAACGGCTGGCACGTTCACTGTCCAAATGCCGGTTGCCGCTGCCGCTACTGCGCTGATCCGCATCGCTTAACCGTTCCAGGGGGCTGGGATGATCATTGCGTTTGAATACCCATCCCCAACTGGCGGCATGTTCCGGGATGCTATCCATCTTCCTGACGATCATGGCTTGTCGGACGATGAGTTGACGGCAATGAAGGAAGCTAGGTTCGCCCAGTGGTGCGCTGCGCTGGAGATGACAGATGGCAGCTAGATTCTGGGTAGGGGGTGCTGGTACTTGGGACGCCACCACTACAACCCATTGGGCGGCTACATCTGGTGGCGTTGCCGGGGCCAGTGCGCCTACTTCTGCGGATACGGCCACCTTTGACAACCTGTCAAACGCCGTAGCCTATGCGGTAACTATTGGCACGAATGCCGTCTGCCTTGACGTAAGCATTGCTGGCCCCGCTGTGGGCAACGTGACTATAACGTCTGGCGCTACGTCAGTCATCAACGTGTATGGTAGTTGGTTGAATGCTGCTACTGGGGTGGTTTTTACCACTACTTCCGGCGCTATTGTAAACTTTTTAGCCACAACTACAGGCAAGACAGTTACCACCAACAATATTACGTTGGGGGCAATGACTGTAAACTTTAACGGAGTTGGCGGCGGTTGGACATTAGGTAGCGCATTTACTGTTACGGCCGGGGCTTCCCCCACCATTCTTGCGGGTACGTTTGATACCGGCGGGTTTGCAATGACGTTGAATAGTTTTCTTTCTACAACAACTACCAACGTAAGAGCAATAAATCTAAACGCTTCTACTATTATTTGTTCTGGAACTGGACCAGTTAGCCTAGCTGCTACTAATCTTACGTTCAATGCCGGCACGTCCACAATAACTTGTTCTAACGCAGCGTTTACATTTGGCGGTGGCGGGCAGACGTTCTACAACGTCAACCTCACCTCTGCTACCGCAGCTATCAACACGGTTTCAATTACCGGCGCTAATACTTTTAACAACCTCAACGTAACCACAACAACGCTACAAAAAGTCATCACCCTTGGCGCTAACCAAATTGTCAACGGCACCTTGACCCTTGGTGCTACAAACACAGCGCCGTTCCGTATAAGTGTTATAAGCGACGTTGTAGGCACCCAACGCACCCTGACGGTTGCTACCCTAGCGACTCTGAACGATGTGGACTTCAGGGACATCGTGGCAGCGGGTGCATCTTCACCGTGGTCAGGCACTCGCATTGGTAACTGCTTAGGCAACAGCAACATCACCTTTACCGCAGCGGCTACGAAATACTGGAACCTTGTTGGTGGTGGCAACTGGACTTCTACAGCCTGGGCCTTGACATCTGGCGGTGCTGTAGCGGTAAACAATTTTCCGTTGGCGCAAGACAGTATTATTATTGACGATGCGGGCCTGACTGCCGGTAACATAATAACAGTGAACACCAATCCGGATATTGGTACGTTGGATATGTCAACGCGAACAACTGCGTTGACGCTTTCGTTAGGGAATAATGATCCCCGATTTTATGGTAACGTAACGCTTTGTTCAACTTTAACAACGACGGGTAGTACTTCACCTTCATACACTTTTGCGGGGCAAGGATTAGCTAACACTCTTAATACTGCTGGGGTAGTTCTTAAACTTAATAATTTTATTGTCAACTGCCCTACTGGGTCATTGACGTTACAGTCTAATACAACCGTTGAGCTTACCGCCACTAGCTCAGGGGGTGTAGGTTTAACCGCTGGGACTTTTAACCTTGGCGGGTTTAATTTAACTGCTGTTGCTTTTAACGGGGCCAACGCAACCGGAACCGCCAGAACCCTTACCCAAGGGTCTGGAGCTTTAGAGATGACCGGAGCCGGGGTAGCGGTCTGGAACACAACTTCAGCCACAGGGCTTACCTTCACAACTACACCCACCGTTAACTTTACATATTCCGGCGCAGTTGGCACTAGAACAATAGCCGCTAATACTGCGGGCGCTATAAATGTAAATGTAACGGCAGGCGCTGATAGTATTACTATAGGCGATACGGTTAAAAACGTAGATTTTACTGGTTTTGCCGGGACACTTAACAACGGTACTCGTAATATACACGGCAATCTAACACTATCGGCGGGCATGACGCTTGCTGCGGGTACGTTGACTACTACGATTGGCCTAACAGCGACGACAACGCTTACCAGCAACACCAAAACAATGGATTTCCCGGTAACTTTTAGTAGTACGGGAACCATCAACTGTCTTGATGCTTTGACGCTAGGTTCTACACGGGCGCTCACTTTCACAGGCGGCACCCTAAACCTGAAGTCAGGTGTTACCAGCACCGTAGGATCGTTTGTCACCACAGGCACAACCATGAAGTACCTGGGCAGCACTACCCCAGGAACTCAAGCAACGATCTCTGACGCAGGTGGCACCGATACGGTAACGTACCTGACAATTCAGGACTCAAACGCTACGGGCGGGGCTACTTGGGATGCTCTTTCAACAACAAACGTAAATGCGGGCAACAACACCGGTTGGGGGTTTACCCTACAAGTGCCCGTTACCGGTGTTCAGGCCACTGGTTCTATTGGTACAGTTACGGTTACTGCTGGCGCACTGGTTGAGCCGACTGGGGTTGAAGCTACTGGTTCAATTGGTACAGTTACGATTACTGCGGGATCGTTAGCTCAACCGACTGGGGTCCAAGTTATCGGCTCTATTGGGGCCGTTACCGTTATTGTGGTCAACCCGCCTAAGCAAGCGTCTGATGTTACAGTACGCTTGCGTTCTTTCACACAACCTTGGAGATTTTGAAATGGCAGTGAATTTGAAGGCTATCACCGGCCGGTTGGGCTACCAGCAAATTACGACTCTTAGCTCGGCTACGAGTCTGACCGTGCCTGTTACGGACCTGAACGGCCTGAGTTGCCGCCCGTCAATTGCTATCATCACCCCCGAGACGCAAGCTGTTCGCTGGCGTGATGATGGCATAGCGCCTACCGCTTCGGTGGGGATGCCCCTTGCGGCTGGCGTGACATTACAGTACGATGGCGATATAGGCCAAATCCAGTTCATCGAACAGGTGGCCAGCGCCAAGATCAACATCAGCTACTACGTCTAAAGGTGCTGCTATGAACATCCAGAATGATTCCGCTGCGGCGGTAGACTACGTTACCTATTTCACCAAGCAACTTCCGCAAGACCTGGCGGCAATGGCGGCGTTGCGGGATGAACTTGCAGTGCGCCAAGGTGCTTTGACGGCGGTTGAAGACGCCGCCAAGATGCGTGAAGACGCCAAACAACTGCTTGCCACGACCAAGGCCGATGCTCAAGCCAGCCAACTGGCGGCAAGTAACCTCGTGGCTGACGCCGCCGCCAAGAAGCAAGTGCAAGACGCCCGACAGAAGGACTTGGACAAACGGGACGCTGATGCGGCCGCTGCTGCCAGCGAAAATGCCCGCGTTCTTGCCGCTCAAGTAAAGGCCGCAGATGCGCAGGCCGCAACTCTGGCGGCTAGAGAGGCTACACTTACGCAAGCGCAAGAAAAACTTGCCGAGGCCCAAAGTGTTTTGGCCTCGCGCATTGCAACTTTTCAAGCTAAAGTTGCCGCAATCAACGCATGACCGTACTGGTGAGGTTCACCAGGGAATCGTAAGGTTCACACAATGACTGAAGAAGTACTAGCGGAAGATCCCGCGCCAGAACAGGAAGCCACGGCGGCACCTGAAGCTGTAGAAGCACAGCCGGTAAAGGCGTTCACTCAAGAAGAACTGGACGCCGCGATAGGAAAGAGGCTCGCACGCGAGCAACGAAAGTGGGAACGAGAGCGTGTTGTTACTGCCCCCGTTGTCGCTGCTGATCCCCGACCAGAGCAGTTTGACTCGACTGAATCCTACGCCGATGCATTGGCGATGAAGAAGGCCGAGCAGTTGCTCTACGAACGGGATGTGCAGCGCCAGCAGACAGAAGTTCTCGGTGCTTATCACGACAGGGAAGAAGAGGCGCGGAACAAGTACGATGATTTTGAACAAGTCGCGTACAATCCAAGCCTCAAGATCACGACCGTGATGGCGCAGACGATCCAATCGTCGGATATTGGCCCTGATGTAGCTTACTACCTCGGTGCCAACCCGAAAGAAGCAGATCGTATTTCCCGCTTGGCGCCTTATGTGCAAGCCAAAGAGATCGGACGTATCGAGGCCAAACTGGCCTCGGAACCGATGGTCAAAAAGACTTCTAGTGCCCCCGCTCCTTTTACACCTGTCACGCCCAGTGGCAAGGCATCGCCGGCTTACGATACAACTGACCCCCGCTCTATCAAAACGATGAGCACGTCAGAATGGATCGCAGCCGACCGCGCTAGACAAGTGAAGAAGATGGAAGCACGCCTCCGCTAACTTTTTTAAGGACTCAAAGTGTCTAACAGCATTCTTACCATTGACATGATCACCAGGAAGGCTCTCGAAATTCTCGAGAACAACCTGGTGCTCACCCGCAACGTCAACCGCCAATACGACGACTCGTTTGCCGTCGAAGGCGCAAAGATCGGCTCCACCCTGCGCATTCGTCTTCCCGACCGTGCTCTGGTGACCGATGGCGCCGCCCTGCAAGTTCAGGATGACAACGAGCAGTACACCACGCTGACGGTCGCAAGCCAGAAGCACATCGGTGTCAACTTCACATCTGCTGAACTGACCATGCAGTTGGACGATTTTGCGGAACGGGTTCTCAAACCCCGTATCTCGCAGTTGGCCTCCAGCATCGACAACGATGTTGCCAACGCCTACAAGTCAATCTATTCGACTGTCGGCACGCCTGGCACCACGCCGTCCACCTCGCTGGTTCTGCTGCAAGGCAACCAGAAGTTGAATGAGTACGCTGCTCCGATGAACGATCGCTACGCTACGGTTAACCCCGCTGCCAACGCGAACTTGGTTGAAGGCATGAAAGGCTTCTTCAACCCAACCGGCACCATTTCCCGCCAATTCACGGCAGGCATGATGGGCACTGGTGTTCTGGGCTACGACGAAGTCAACATGTCGCAGTCAATTGTGAACCACACCACTGGGTCACGTTCTACGACGGACACGATCCTTGTCAATGGCGCGGTTAGTACTGAGGGCCAGGCAACCATCAGCATTGACGGCGGCACCGGTTCGGCCACGGTCACTGTCGGTGATGTGTTCACTGTTGCCAACGTGTTTAGCGTCAACCCGCAAACCCGCCAGTCTACCGGCAGCTTGCAGCAGTTCGTTGTAACAGCGGCCAACACGGCGTCGAGCGGCTCTTGGACTAGCATTGCGGTCTCACCCGCGATGTACACGTCTGCCAACGCTCTGGCAACAATCAATGCGTTCCCTGCAGATAACGCTGCGGTTACGTTCGTTGGCTCGGCTTCTACGGCGTACCCGCAGAATCTGATCTACCACAAGAACGCAATCACATTCGCTACGGCTGACCTCTTGCTGCCGCAGGGTGTGGACATGGCTTCGCGCCAGGTTCACAACGGCATTTCGTTGCGTATTGTCCGCCAGTACGACATCAACAATGACCGTATGCCTTGTCGTATCGACGTTCTGTACGGGTTCAACGTCATCCGCGCACCTATGGCCGTGCGCCTCTGGGGTTAATCATGAGTTACGTTCTTGGCAATCTGGTTAAACAGGCCGTCATTAGCGTAACCTTGTCGCCTGCTCTCATCGTGCTCAACACGACGGCAGAACAGACGTTCACGGTTAACGGTCTTCTCCCCGGTGACATGGTTCTTGTCAACAAGCCCACGACGCAAGCTGGTTTGGGCATTGTTGGCTCCCGAGTCTCTGCGGCAAACACCCTTGCGATCACGTTTAGCAACAACACGGCGGCGTCTATCACCCCGACTGCGGCCCAAGTTTACTTGGTCCTAGTGTCGCGGCCTGATCGCACTATTACTGATGGCAACATCTAAAGGAAATTATCATGGCTCTCCCTAACTCAGGTGGTGGATACCAATACACCGATGGCAACACCAACGAAATCGTCATGGGCGTTCAAGCAGCGCCCCAGACGGCGACTGCCACGGCGACTCTGACTGCTGCGCAAGTTACTGGCGGCATTTTGGTGGGCAACCCGTCCACCACGGCGGCGTCATACACGCTTCCGACTGCTACCTTGATTGACGCGGTGTTTACCAACTCAAAGGTCAACAGCACGTTTGAGTTGACGATCATCAACTTGGGTACTTCGACCGGGTTGATCACGGTGGTTGTGGGCACCGGCATCACTGCGGTTGGCAACTTGGTTGTTGCTATCACCGGCAGCGCTGCTGGCGTTGGCGGCGCAGCGCAGTTCTTGTTCCGCAAAACGGACACTGCTGCGTACACTGTGTACCGAATCGCTTAAAGCGATAGCCCCCTACGCTCACAAGGCGTAGGGGGCACAAATTCTAGGGGCGATCTGTGGTAATCTATCTGAAGCACCCTGTACACGGCACCAAGGTCGCAATTGCGGAACTTGAGGCCGAGCAAGATGAGAAGAACGGCTGGGTACGGTATACTCCAGGCGAGCCGGTGAACGAGCTTCGCCGCCGCCGCAAGGAGCCTGCTGAATGAGTACCACCGCCGGGGACCAGATCAACGGGGCGCTGCGCCTGATTGGCCAACTGGCTGAAGGTGAGACGCCATCCGCGTCTACGTCGCAGGACGCGCTTACCGCCATGAATCAGATGATCGATTCGTGGAGCACCGAGCGTTTGGCGGTGTTCAGCACCCAGGATCAGGTGTTCAGTTGGCTTCCCGGTTTTATCAGCCGCACGCTTGGCCCAACCGGCGACTTTGTTGGCAACCGACCCATCCTGCTGGATGACTCGACCTATTTCAAAGACCCGGCAAACGGCATCTCGTTTGGCATTAAGATCATCAACCAGCAGCAGTACAACGGCATTGCGGTAAAGACTGTGACCAGCACCTACCCACAGGTGATTTGGATCAACATGAATTACCCTGACATCGAGATGTACGTCTACCCGGTGCCTACCAAGGTGCTGGAGTGGCACTTCGTTTCGGTAACTGAGCTAGATCAACCGGCCACGCTGGCGACCGTATTGTCCTTCCCGCCAGGCTACCTGCGGGCGTTCCGGTACTGTCTGGCTTGTGAGATCGCTGCTGAGTTTGGTGTCGAGCCATCGCCGCAAGTCTCGCGGATCGCCATGACATCCAAGCGCAACTTGAAACGCATCAACAACCCGGATGACATCATGTCGCTGCCGTACAGCATTGTGGGCACTCGGCAACGCTACAACATATTCGCAGGGAACTACTAATCATGACCACAGTTGCCATTTCTGGCTTGCCCGTTGCCACCGTCATTAACGCCGCCGACATTGTTCCGTTTGTCCAATCTGGCACAACCAAGAGCATCAGCACCACATTGTTGTTCACTAGCCCGACGATGGTAACGCCTGCGTTGGGAACGGTTGCCAGCGGAATTATTTCGGCTTGCACTAGCACTGGCATGGTCATGGTAACGCCTGTAATCGGCGCTGCCACTGGGACTAGCTTAACCGCGTCTGGCACGATTGTTTCAACGGGTACGGCAGGCGTTGGTTACGCAACTGGCGCCGGGGGCGCAGTAACTCAGCTAACTAGCCGCACGACAGGCGTAACGCTTAACAAAACATCCGGCGCAGTTACAATGTTCAGCGCAGCAGGGACAACTACCGCAGCGACATTTACCGTAACCAACAGCACGGTGGCAGCGACTGATGTGGTTATTCTAAGCCAAAAATCTGGTACTGATCTGTACGACCTAATGGTCACCGCAGTGGCGGCAGGGAGTTTCAACTTAACTTTCCGCACCACGGGCGGCACAACCACTGAAACGCCGGTCTTTAATTTTGCTGTTATCAAAGCCGTTGCTGCGTAATGCACACGCCCATCCTTGGTTCAGCCTACGTTGCTCGCAGCATCAACGCTGCGAACAATCGCATGGTGAACCTCTTCCCAGAAGCCACCCCCGATGGCGGCAAGGAAGCGGGGTTCTTGAACCGCGCCCCAGGATTGGAGTTTCTCCAGACGGTCGGCACTGGGCCTATCCGGGGCTTGTGGGCGCACCAGACCAACGGGTCGGACTTCTATGTCGTCTCGGGCGTTGAGGTCTACAGGCTCACCAGCACCACGGCAACGCCTGAACTGCTTGGCACTGTGTCGGGCACAGGCCCGGTGTCCATCGCGGACAACGGCGCCACCATATTCTTTGCCTGCAATGGCCCGAGCTACACCTACCACGAGCCAACAGGCTCGTTTGATGCAATCACCAGCCCCGACTTTGCCGGCGCAGTCACTGTCGCGTACATCGACACGTTGTTTGTCTTCAAC